TCCGATCTCGTCACTATTATCTAAACCCAGGCTCCATGCGTTTCCGGGAACATTATTAAAAACGATCTTACAATCTGTACCATTGGCCGTATCGACAACTAATTCAAGTACCGCCCCACCTACATCTGTATTGCGAATGCGAGCCGCAATATCGGAACCCGCCCCATCTTTTGAAATATCCAGCAGACGTGCAGGGGAACTTGTGCCTATTCCTACTAATCCCGCAGTAGTTATGGCTAAATAATCATTTGTGCCGAGTATGGTTGCTCCCGATATTTTAAACTTATCACTATCAGAGTTGTCTAATCCGAATGACCATGAACCACCACCGCCAACAGTACATACTACAAATGGATCACCAACACCGGCTGATGATACATTCAAATAAAGATATGCTGGCTTAGATGGGTTACTGTTTGTGATAAGCTGAGACGCCTCACCACCAGTGGCGTGAAATTGATAAACCGAACCACGGACATCTGCGGCAGCCGTGTTCTTACCTACGGTGAAATCATCATTTATTAAGTCCAGACCACCAACCGCAACCTTGTAAGTAAAACCAATATTTCCGGTCGTGGCTATCTGTAGGGCAGTTACGGTATCAGTACCAATCGCAAATCTATCAGCAATGTTCCCCAGACAATATAAATTCCAGTTGACGGCATCATTTCGGAGAACCAGACTGGAAATGCTATCCACAACGGTACTACCAAGGATTAAGGTACTTTGTAGACCGGCCCCAGTTCGGCCAGCGAGCAAGGCATAATGAGAATGGTCGTCATCTGGAGTGAGACCAGTCAATGCGCCGTGATCGGTGACTCCCGCGCTGCCAGAGGCAGCCAATGTTATGCGGCCCTGAGCATCGACAGTAAGATCAGTATTGGTATAGGCTCCGGGAGTCACGGCAGTATCCTTTAACATTGTCTCGATAGTGCCAGCAACATCATCATAAATCATGTCAATAGTTGCCGAATCAATAAACTCGGCTCCACTGACATCTTGTATGATTTCCCGGTTTTGAGGCGTGTCTATGCTCGGGATTTTAATTACAGCCATGTTATTCTCCTATTCGGTCGCCCAGGTATAGGCGTTGATAGTTCCATCAACCCATGCCGAAACACGAACTTTCAGCCATTTTACCGGCAAGTCAATATCAGCGATGACATCGACTGTGGTTGATGTAAGTTCAATTTCGTGAATTGCATCACTCGGTTTCACTGGAGCGTTGGAACCATAAATACTCACAGTGGCGTTTACAATACCTTTGACATGAACACTGAATCGCCTAAAACTGCGAACATCGGCCCAATTGCCGTCATTCGTTGCAGCTTGGTCAGTCAGAGAATGAAGCTCTAACGGTTGTGAAATAGCCATTCTTTTCTCCTTTTATGAACCGAGGCTGACTACAACAAGTTTATAGACTTCAGACGCAGTCGGCACAATCGGGGCAGCCGTAAAGTTTCCGAACGTAATCCCCAGTTGATTTAGTGCGCTGACCCGCCAACCTACGATACCGAGACCGGCTTGAGCCGTTGGCTTAATTACAGCCGCCACGACATCAAGTAGTTGCAGCCCAGGAACCGAGAATAGTTCCTCTGCCGAAGTATTTGCGGCTACAGACGCAGGCGACAAAGTAATCCTGCGAATCATATCTGTTTTAAGTGACATTTCATCTCCAAAGTTGTGGAACAGGGGGCCGAAGCCCCCGTTCCGATTGGTTAGACAAGCGTGAGAATCTGGACGATGTGATTGGCCCGGTAGACTTTGCAGCCATATACCATGTCCGAGGTCGTGAGCCAGCCCAGGTACTCAGCAATGTAATTCGACTGAGTCCGGGTGTCTTGCTGCACCGCACATGCAAGGCCGTCCTTGTGTGCCATGAAGTTCCGCTTGGTGTCTACTTCCCCACCGCCAGCAACACGGGTAGGAACCTGAGTCGTAAAGACAAAACGCATCCCGTACAACTCGATCCCAGGCCCCATCGCGGGTGTCGCCGGAGTTACTTTCTGCCGGGACTCTCCCACAATCTGGGCTTCCACATACTTACTGATGCCCAAGAGGGCATTTTTCTGGGAAGGGTATAGAATCACGAAACGTGGATCGTCGGGTACATCCGCGACGTCCAATGTCTCCATCGAATCACGGATAAATGTATCAGTGATGTCGGAGGCAGAACCGGAGACCGCAGAACCGACAGAACCCTGACCGCTGGTCCCAGTGATAAGGGCCAGAACGTCAAAGTCAAACTTCTTTGCCAGCGCATAGCCAGCTTTCTGAGTGTAGAGTTGACGAAGATCATAGCTCGCTTGAAGAGCCAGGACATCCTCGGTCAGAAAACTCGATTCGATGTGGGTGTCAATCGCAATCGTAAACTCTGTTTCGGTGGGAGACTGGAGAGTTACCTGAGTGTTAGCGACTTTCGTACTCGCTACGAGGTTACTCACATCGGGCACGTGAAACGTATCCCCCTTCTTGGCAGGGATATTGAATCGCCGGATTTTATTCGCGGTGACCAAGTTGGCTTCGAGGGCCAACCGTACTTCACTACCCCACAACTCAGGAATAAACTTGTCGCCAGTCGTGAGTGTCTGTTGATTAGTACCTAGAGCCATTTGAGTTTTTCCTTACTTATGGATTTAACCCTGGAACGCCTTGAGCATCGCTTGAGGGTTTGCCTTCCAAAGTCTTTCGTACTCGGCAGGATTCTCTCGTTGGATTTTCAAAACTGCTTCCTTGTTAAATCCGGGGTTTTGGGTGACTTGGATACTGCCAGTCTCAAAACTAGCTTTAGCCTTGAGAGAGTTAGCATCCTCTCCTTGTTTAACCCCCGCCTCCTTGATCTTCGTAGACATTTCCTTGAACTTGGTAATTGCAAATGTCATCCTTTCACTCGCAGACTTTACCGGATCGTTCGGATCAGATATAGGTGCGAACCGGGCGAAACCGGCTAGAACCGGCTCGAACTCGGGAGTGACAACATCAGGATTCTCGGCCTTGGCGCGGTCAATGACCGTCGAAATCGCCAATGACACGGACATACGGCTTTGGGCCTCCTGGACAGCGGAGTCCCTGACTTGAGTGAGTACCCCTTCGGGGTCAGTCACAAACCGATTGACAAGGTCTTGTGCAGTCGGTTTAGGAGTGTCGGCAGGGGATGGGGCCGGAGTTTTCTTTAACTCGGCCACGTCCATTGCGAGCTTGGTGTTCCAAGTCCGTAGTTCCTGATAGCCTTTAACAAGTTCATCTTGTGTTGCGAAGCCAGCCAAATCCGCTTGTGGCGCGGGTTGTCCCTGCGGAGCAGGGGCCGTTACCGGCGGTGCGGCTGGTGTTGCGGGGTCAGGAGACGTACCCTTGTCCGTTGCGGGGGGTGTCGTCTCTGGTAATACGTCGGCTATTGTAAGATCAGCCATTTCTCCTCCTATGCGGTCACAGGAGCCTTGTCCTCAACCACGACCTTCGGGGCCGGGGTTGCGGGGGTCTCGGGTGCCTCACTGTTTAACTTCTGTTGCAGGGCTCGTCCGTAATTGATCTTTGAGTTGACGAACTTAGAGAGCTTCGTCACGGTAGAAATCTCACCACTGATGAAAGTTGACATCACGGCCAACTTTCCTGAATCTAATCCGGCAGCCTGAATCGTCTTTTCGTCCAGGGCTAACCGAGCCGTGTTGCCAAGGACGTTCAAAAACTTCTCGACATGCTTCCAACCCGGGTGCCTAACAAGGCCCTCAATCTCCCGGGCGGCTGCAATTGCCTTCGTAAAATCTGGTTCAACTTCCAAAATTTGGTCGTCCATTTCTCCTCCAATATGTTGACACTTACGCGTAAGTGCCGACGTTACGGTTGCATCATGGGCATTTGACTACCCGGAGTCTGCATCGGCGTTGCCGCCAATGGACCCGCAGGATTCGGTGCCCCACTTGGTCCACCCGCCGCCATTGCATTTTGAGCCACATCGGGCGGGGTGGGCATTAAAACTTGATCCTCGTCGGTATATCCGAACTCACGATATATCTTATGGGTCAGACCCGACGGATTGATTTGCTGGAACAGAATCGGGTTCCGGGACAGGATATCCAAGAAGTTGACAAGTTGCTGAACTTTCATATCACGCAGGACCGCAAAACTGGACCCGAGGGGTTTAAAATCATAGTTCCTTCGGACCATATCGGGCGTGACTTCTGGGAACGTAATTCCTTTCGGCCCAATGACGCGAACAACCTCGGTTTTGTTCATGAATTGCTGATTTAACTGATAAAACATCTCGATACAGCGGGTGAGTACCTGATCCTCAATATGTTTCAGGACTTCCATAAACCTCTCCGACCCGGCCTGTTTTGTCATACTGGCCTCGGTCGCTGTCTTCCGACCCCCAGTAGCCGCTCCCCCGGTTACAAACTGAGAGGCAGCCGTGGAATCCTCGATGAAACTAAGCAAGAACTGTATTTCGTTATATCCCACCGCAACCGGGGCAGAATGGACAAGGGGCTGGAGGTTATTCAAATCGGATACGGGAATCAGCGCGCCGGGATACAGGACAGCAGAATCAGGTTCAAACACCCCGTCGTCAACATACTTGAATGATCCAGACAACAATAAAGAAATCTCGTCGGCTTTCTGATTGGAAAAAGTATTGACAAGGTGCTGCAAACCGATGACTGGTTCCAGGGGCCCCTTACCATACGGAGAACCCAATTTTTGGCGGTAGGTTCCGAAGATGTAGGGCTTACGACCATGCCAAAAAGGATTGGGCTCGAACCGAATAATCCATTTACGGTTCATTACAACACAAACATGATTCGAGGCGACGGTTATCTTTCCGTCGGCATCGGCCACCCTGAAATCTCCCCACATCTGGAGTAGTTCGACAGCATCTTCCGGTATATTGTCATTCCCGATTGTAAACCCGAGCATCTGTAACTGGAGACGTTGGTTTTCGTCACCACGTCCATCATTTGGAGCTACCGAACCCTGTTCACGCCGGTTGGTCCCGTTGTAGATTCCGTTGGGGTTGTTGGCTTTATCTTTTGCCTTAACGGTATCATAGCTAACAACCACCCTATGAATGCAACTAGACTTATCAAAATTAGGTTGAAGAGGATCAACAACAAAATCAAAAATACTAATAGGGTCAAGATCGGGGCCATCATAATCAATAACGGGAACAGTAGTAAGGTTCGTTTCAGTCCTGGTCTTCGTGCCCAACCAAGGAAATTTAGGGAATCGGGGCTCGTTAATAGTGGTTTCGACCTCCCGCCGAACCATACGTTCATCTTTCCTCCAGGGCACGGCAGCGACCGCTGTTCCGAGCATGACAAGTTGTTCGAGAAAGGTACGAAACTTCTCTTTGAATGTCATTCTGTCAATCTGGTATGCCATGTACTTCTGCATTCCCTTGGCATACTCATGGTCTTCCGCCCCACGCCCCATAACAGAGAAAAAGTCTTCACTGGGGATCAGGGCATTTGAGAGCGTGGCACAGATTGAATCATGTACTTTCTGAATTATGGGAATAGAGACTCGAGACCTCCATTTCCATCCCCCCTTAAACCGGCTGGGGTCTATGATGGTGAGGTAAAGTTCGATGATCTCAAGCCACAACTTCTCAATGTCATTCCGGGAATCACGCCATTTCGACCATTTGTTCGTGACATAGGCGGCCAGCAACTCTTCCTTTATTTCTACTCCTACCGTTGTTTCGATGGGAGGAGAAGAAGGGGGGGACTCTACAGAGGGAGATGTCTCCGGTCCCGGCGTAGCCGGTGCCGGGGAACCGGCAAGTGCATCTGTCAATGTAAAATCAGCCATTATAATCCTTATCCTTCCCGTATTCAAAACGACGTACTATACTGGTTGGTCTTTCAGATGAATTACGAGACTCCGACAAATCTTGTCCAGTATAAGGGTCATGGTAATAATTCTGTCTTCCTTGTGGCTTCGGGTCCCGCTTTGGAAAAGCATAGGGCCGAAGCATATCAGGAAGGTACGCGACGGCATCAAGAAGGTCATCATACTTCGCCCGGGGGAACCGGGCCATTTGGTACTCAAGGTCTTTCCGAATTGGAAAGTCTTTATGCAGCTTGAAGCGGCCCGACGCCAGAAATCCCTGTAACCCCATAATTCTGGATTCTTTGGAACGGCCCGCAGGCTTCAATTCCACAAACCGGGCAGGGATACGAGCCGCCTTCAATTCTCGCTGAATATCATTCCCAATGGTTGACATCCCAACTTTTTCACAACCGATGACGAAGACTTTGTACTTCTTGGCAAACTCAATTACTTTCTGGGACAGGACGGGGACGGTTACGCGCCCGAACCACCCATCGATGAGGGTGAGGTCCTGGGCTTTATTCATCGTAGCCACAACAACAGCCGAATAATCCGAGTGACGCGACTCTCCGAGCGAGGGGTCAATTGCAATTCCCTTAATGCTCTTTTTAATCGTATCCTCCGAATCGTCCACACCAATCTTATCCGGCCAGAGTAGAGCTTCCTCTTTAGTAACGGGATCATTAAGATATTGACAAGAAAACTCATAGGGCGTAAGAACAATCCTTCGTTCGGCAAGGACGTTTTCATCAAGTCTCTCTGGGTAGAGTAACTTCCCATCTTTGTAGGCTCCCCGGATATAACAGTCAAATTTGTCTTTCAGGATTTCCTGAATGTATGAATACAGGTCTTGGTCGTCCCACCGGGTCCCGATTACCCAAAGTTCGCCATCTTTCTCGAGGAGCGGAAGGGAGAGCCGAAAAACTTCTTTGACTTTCTCGATTGCTTCCGAGGAGCGGACATTACGAAGACTTTGCAGATCGTCGTGGACTATACGGGTGTAGTGCCGTGAAACTTTGACAACATCCAAGCCCGAAGTTTCGATGCTCGATTCTTTAAGTCCAAGGTTGGTACGGGAGGAAATCGTAGCCTCTTCATTAGTCCAAGGTAGTCCAAGATCAGTACCACATAAATTACCGTACAAATTAACAAACGTCTCGTTGGAGACCATTTGTCCGGTAATAGCCCGTAACATCGCCTTTGAGTTCTCATGGACTTCGCTGTTTATCAGGGTCCGGGAGTCCGGGTCCCGTATTAAATTATGAATCGTGGCGATCTGAGTCAGATAAGTCGTCTTGAGAGAGCCACGGGGCAGTAATACCATCTTCCATCGGCGGCCCGAATATATCCATTTGGCGAGGTCGCCGTGGACTTCCTCGGTGAGCCATTGGTTCCCGAGGATATCCCGTCCAAAAAAGAACAGGTCCAACTTGCCATATTCCCGGAGAAA